GGTAAACCAAGGCGAAACACTCCGGGGATTCCACGAAGTCATCTTGGATTTCTTCCTTGCGCTGTTCGATGCGCTCCCGGCGCTCAGGGTCGAAGTCCTTGGTGAGTTCGGAGAAGGGGCGGGTCATAGGTGACTACTTGGTCACTTCAGCAAAGATTTTGGCACGAATCTCGCAACAAATCTCAAGTTGGCGTTTTTCGGATAAACCGCACGCAATTTCAGGGTCGTAAGGTTCGTAGTTGTGGACTGCTAGCCAGATAACCCTGATTTCGTCTCTGGTGAGTTCCATCGATGGTAGTGAGTAGGACTTAGATGCCTGCCGCAGTTAAACGACCTTCCAGGTCTTCGATCTTTTGCAACGCTTCCTGCAGCGCAGCCGTCAGCAATGGCACCAGTTTGGATTGATCGATGCCTTGGTAGACGGGGTTGCCGTCAGCATCCACTTCATCTTTGGTGCCAGTGACACACTCAGGCACAACGGCTTGCGCCTCATGGGCAATAAAGCCATCGACGGTCGTGTCAGGATCCGCGATGAAGTTGAAGCGGTGAACCTGAAGCTGATTAATCCGATCTGCAGCGCCGACCAGTGGGACGACGTTTTCTTTAAGGCGGTAGTCGGAAGAAGTGTTGTAGCCGGTGGACGAACTAGTTACCGTTATTGACCCAACCGATGTTGTAGAACGTTGAAATAAAATCAGAGTTCCATCACTGCTTAATCTGTTAAATAATGCACAAAGATTATTGTCACGAGTTGCGTAAACGGCACCTGCCTTTTGTAACTCGATACCAGCAGTGCCTGACGCAAAGCCTGTTTTACCTATAAATGCATCACCATCGTTGGAAATCCTCATCCGCTCCGTCGGGCTGCTCGCTCCGTCGGCGGTAGTGGAGAACACTAGGCGGCCTGGATAATCACCACTTCCGCCGGTGCCATCTGTGTTTCCAGTGATTGTTGCGTACGGAGATCCATCGCTGGCTCCAAAAACAATCGACCCTAAACCAGCTCCAGATGCGATTGAGGATGGTGCTTGTCCACGAAGCAATGCCAAGAACGAGTCACCAGTGGCTCCTCCGGCATAACCTCTAAGGACGAGGTTTGCGTATTGAGCGTCACCAACCGTAGGAGCAGAAGACGTGCCAACTAAAAAACGACCTGCCGTATCAATTCGCGCCCGCTCTGCGCCAGTGACGTACCACGCTTGTGCAAGTCCACCGGTTTTTATGGTTTCATAAAGAACAGCACTTGAGCCAACTTCGATATTTAGTCGCCCATCAGTAGAGGAACCTGTTCCATAATCCAAATAGATGTTGCCGACATTTCCTGCACCTGGATTGACATGAAGTTCAGCCCCAGGCGAAGTAGTGCCAATCCCTACTCGGCCTGAGGTATCAATAGTCATCCTTGTTTCGGAGGATGTAATGCCATTGGTTGTAAAGGCTAAGGCTTTGCCAGAGCCAAGAAATACTTCATTACCAGAACCAAATGAACCAAATGCGCCGGTTACGGTTCCGTCGAAATAACGAATCTGTCCAGCACCGGAGGTAGCGACGTGTAGCGCAGCACTAGGACTGCTAGTCCCCAGACCTACCCTGTTATTGGCGGCATCAACGTAGAGCGTATTGCTGTCAATATTGACGTTGCCGTTGGAGTCGATGGTTAGGCGAGCCGTGCCACCCGTTGAAATTCCAACCTGATCGGTGCCGGGAGAATAAAAGCCGGTGTCAGTGCCGCTGTCCTTGAAGTAGATCGACGGTGCAGCAGCCGTACCGTTTTCCAGTGCAATCGTTGACCACTCGCCGTCCAGTTGAAATAGTGTGATCCAAGCCGAGTTAGCGGCATTGCGGAGCTTCAAAAGTCCCGTCGTTGTATCCGCCCACCATTGGTACGCATAGGTGGTGCTAGGAGTGGTGGCACCGCTGTTCTGGCTGACGATTGCGGCCAGTGCGTTGTTGAGATCGGAGCGGACGGCAGCACCAGTGCCGTTAGCGATCACGTAATCGTGTTGTGCCATGCCGAGTCCTTACAAGGACAGTATTTGTCCAACTTTAGCCGCCTCGGCCATAGCCAACCGCACTCCAGTTGAAATTACGGTTGACCGCCGTTCCACCCGAGTTTTTGAAGGTGACCGTGAAGCCGGTGCTGCTGATGCTGGTGACCTCAAAGTATTCGCCGCTTCCCATGTTCAAAGCCGTGATGCCGATGCTGGGCAAATAGGTATTGACGCCGCCGAGGCTGGCCGTACCAACGAAAAACGGTTTGTCGAAGGTGATGGCCTTGGCGCCTGCTCCGCTGGCAATCGTGCCATTGCTGTTTTCGGTGCGTCGCTGCAACGTGGCGGTGTAGCCCAGCTCGTCGATCAGGATGTTCTGCGCCACGTCGTTGGATTGCAACTCGGCTTGGAACTCGAACGCCCGCGCCTTATAGGTGCCGCTAATGAACTCCTGATAGGCCGACCAAGTTGGTGTGCCGCTGGGGTTGTCGTCAGTGGTGCGAACCTTGAGGACAGCGTTGACACGGTTCACATCGGCGCCATCCCAGTTCAACCAGTCATCAACCAGACCGGAGCGGCCATCTAACGTGTCGTTCGGCAGGAAACCACGGGTAACAAAATGGCGCGTCAGATCCAGTGAGAATGTGCTGCCGAGATCGAGTGCATTGGCGAAGCTGTAGGTGCCGGTGGACGTAATGTCGCCCATGAAGTCGAACGAAGTCAGCGCATCAACGTCGGGGACGCTGTCAAGGAGTTGAGTGCCATCCAGCGTTAAGGCGTCGTAGCCATCGTCGTAGAAAACATCAACTTGGCTGCCTTGGAACGGCGGGCTGTCTTGGTCTTCACGACGAGTTTGAACGATTAACTTGCCTTGCGTTTCAGGCAAATCAATGATGATGCTGGTTTCGTTGGGGCTAAGGCGTCCGCCATCATCAATAAAGCGAACAAAGATTTCACCTTCCACCAGTGGGATTGTGGCGGTGGTTGCGTTTCCGGGAAGTGCAGGAACAAGGTCAACCGAATCGTTCCAGCTAGCAGAGCCGTCAGTTAGGGCAGAGTGGCGAACGTAAACCGCACCACCATTTACAACGTCGATTTCAAACGATGGTTCCCAGCTAAGGCGTGCTGTGTTGTCGCTCAGGACTTCAAGTTGCAGGTTTTGAACATCGGCGGGGTTAGCGGTTTTGCCAACCAAGTCAAATGTTGCCGTTGAAATTGGACCCGTCTTGCCTAAGGCGTTTTCAACTTGGATTTGAACGTAGAGCCTGCCTTCACGCAGTCTGGTTAAAGCAGTGGATGGAGCGGTTGTATTGATTCGCTGCCAGTTATCATTGTCCATCCGATATTGGACAACGTAATTATTGACTGCACCAGCAGGCGGGATCCAATCGAGCTGGAAGCCAACAAGGGCGCTATTTCCTTCGGCGTAAAGATATTCGTAACCGTTAATGCTGGATACGGCGCCCGGAGTTTGGGTCAGCGTTGAAATTGTCGGGGTAGTAATTACAAGGTCGCTTTCAATGGAGGCGTAAATGGATTCGTTGTACGCCAGTGCGGTGACGCCGTAAATACCGTCTTCGGCTTCGGCAACATTCAGGACGCGAAATTGCTGGGCTTCAACATCGGTGGTTTGAATCAGCCAAATGGCGTTGGCGTTGGGCGCTTCGCTAAATGCGCTGCTGACGTTGATTGTTGTGCCAGAGATGCTGCTAATGGTTTTGGTTTCCACCAAGCCGTTTGGCATCAGCGCGGAAACCGTTGGGCTGTTGGACAGGTTGACGGTGAGGTTGGTGCTGCTGTCAACGGTGATGGCAGTTGTGGTAGCAGAGCTGACGCGACCGCTACGGCGTGTCCCAGCCTTCATCGGATCGGCAATGTCAATAACCATCCCAGGGCGCAGGATGATACCGCTGTCGATTGAAACTGAGAAGGTGACGGTTTCGGTCAGGTTTTGTTCGCTCAACAGCGCCCATTTCCCAGCACGGTGCGCTTGACCTTGGCTGTAGCAACCCAGCGCCTTGATGTCTTTGTTGATGATGCCGTATTTAGAAACGGCGCTTGCATCTTCAACGTATTCGTACTGAACTTCGCCAAGCGACTCGTAGGTCTGGTACGCAACAGTTGCGGTGGTATGACGTGCCTTTTGAGATGTGCCGCTGTAAACAAAAATGCCGTCAACAACGTTGCTTGGTCCTAGCAGGTATTGCGAATCGCCGGGTTTGTCCTGTTGCAACACAAGTGAGCCAGCACCGTAATAGGCAATGCCACGGAACAGGCTGGTCATCTCTTGGATGACGTTGTAAACCTCGTCGCGGCTGTTAATCAGCAGATTGCACGAAAAGCGAGGCTCCGAGCCGCCTTTGCCGTTATCAACCAGTTCGTTGCAGTATTGGCTAATCGAATAAAAGTCGTAGCGGTCAAGGTTGCTGGTGGGAATACTGGCACCGTAGCGGGTATTGGTCAGTAGATCCCACAAGCACCAAGCCGGATCGTTCGTCCATGTTGCTGCGGCAAAAGTTCCGTCCCAGACACCGGCGTAGGTGATGCGACCTAGATGCGTGGTGGTGTCAACCGTGGCGTTGCTTGGGACGGCAACTTTGATGCCACGAACCAGATATTTGCGGCTTGGGATGTTATTGAACTGGCGCGAGTCAAAGCGCAAAAACGCAAGTGCGGAGTTTGGGTAGCGAAACCGCTGATCAATAATTTCGGTGTAGCTGTACCAGTACAGTTCGTTTTGCGTTCTAGCTGATGAGGCATCGTCACTGGTGCGAACGACCTTGATGTCAACTGGGAACGCGCCAGTCAGTTCAAAGATGTAATCGCGCTGGTAGCGGCTGCTGGTTTTGCCTGCAATCGTGTCAGTAACAACGGTATTAAAGCCGCCGCCGTTGTATTGAACTTTGATCTCTAGCGAGACGCTGGTCGCAAGGATGTCGCCGTTGGTCTGAAACTGTTGAAGGTTTGGGACGACAATGGTGACGCGGATTCGGTCAATGTTGTTGTTGGCAATCGAACGAGTTACAGGAAAATCTTTGGTGATTTCAACGTTGACGATGTTCTCGCTTTCAGTGCCAATAATGTCCGGTATAACCGCCTGATCCTGCGTGCCATTGCGGGTAACAACGGTGTAGCCCGTGAAATTAGGGCTGTCGTTGGCATCAACGATTGGCGTGCTATCGAGATAAATGCCCTTGGTGCTGTTTTCAATGCCTTGGATTTCGCCTTCACCAAGAAGGTCCAGCACATTGGCGTATTGGACCGACTGCAGCGAATCGTCTGTTTCTGTTGGGGTTCGTTGTGCAGCACCACCGCCAGCACCTTTGCCGCCACCGCCACCGCCACCGCCACCAGCACCAGCGATACCAAGACCGAGGCCAGCATTGTGGACGCGAACACCGTTAGCAATGAAGGTGTGGTGACCTTCGACGGTCAGGTTGTAGACAGTGCCAGTGCAGAATTCGGTCTTGCCGACGATGGGACGGAGGTGACCGTTGGCATCAACGAGGCAATCATCAGTGCCAAGCGTGTCGATTTCGACGAAGGCGTTGAACTGGTTTAGAACCCAGTGGTTCGGGGTGGCATCAAGATGCTGTCCGCCCCAGAGCGTGTAACGAATGACGCGCTCGCCTTCGTGTTCGTGAACCTTGAGGATCTTGGCTTCGTGGACTTCGCCGATGTGGTCAAAGCTCAGAACCAGATCGTCTGGCTGTAGTTCATCAATGCGGCGTTGGCCGCTGGGAACCGCGACGAGCGTATGCCCTAGGAAGCAACCGCCACCACCGCCACCACCAGAGCCAACAATTCGTGTCATATCAGTTGATCGACGTCAATACCAACAGAGATTACAGACGATCCGGTGAAGCACCGGCCATAAATAATTGGCACTGGCAAGCCTTGCTTTTCGGTGTTGACGATGCCCGAGAAAGTAAAGGATTCAAACTTTGCGGCGTCGCGTCCGCGCTCGTAGGTATTGACGGACGCAGTTGAATTAACTGGAGACGGTGAAATCGCTTGGGCAATACCTGTAAAAAGCAAGCCAGCGCCGATAGTGCCAATCGCAATAGATGCGGCACTACCCAACACGAAACCACTTTGGATGGCAAATCCGGCGGCTAGCGGTCCAGTCGCAGCTGTTCCTGTTAAGCCAGCGCCAAGACCAAGAAAACCTGCGCCAGCACCAGCGGTCAAAATGGCAAATGCAACCAAACCGACGCCAGCCAAAATCTGTCCGGTGCCACCACCAGCGCCAGCGACTACAGGAGTGATGCTAAAAA